TTTTTTTGGAACGCTGCGACGAGTTTCTCGACGGCCGGGATCGCTTTCGTAACGAGGAACGACATTACTTTTTGGACTATCGGGAGCAGTCCCTTAGCTAATCCCTCTTTCGCGTCCGCTACCTTTGCGGTTAACTCGTTCTGAGCCTTAACGCTGTCCATAGTGCCATCAGTCCACGCTGTCTGCGCGTCCGTGGACTTCTCCATAATGAGTTGCTGGGTCGCTATCGCTTTATCTTGCGCCGTAATCTCTTTGCGACCGTCTTTCTTCGCGAGAGTGAGAGCGCGCTCGTCCACTTCCGCAGCGGAGATAGAGATACCGAGCGCTTTTAATCCCTCGCGTTCCCCGAGCATTGCCTTAGTGAGAATCGCGGACACTTCGGACGCGTCGTACTGTCCCTCCGACCACGCCGACAGCGCTCCCGCTGCCTCTGTCGTGTCCATAGAGAGTTTCGCTGCTTCTTTGCGACTGAAACCCATCGGGACGAGTAGGTCGCCCATCTGTGTCGCGAGCGTTCCGACAGCCTCGTCGGACAGTCCGAGCGACTCGTTAACCTCGTCCGCCCACGCGGACACGTCGGACGCTGAATCCCCGAACACTTTCTGCGTTTTTTTGGCTCCCACCTCGGACGCTTGTCCGAGAGCGTAAAGCTCAGAACCGAACCCGACGAGCGCCGGGACCGCCTGGAGACCGAACGTCGTTAACGCTGCTCCAGCACCGACCGCGAACCCGGAGACTTTTTTACCGAACCCCTCGACGTCTTTCTCTGCCTGCCCGGTCGCCTTAGACAGTCCCTTAGTGTCGCCGGTAATCTTTACCGAGATTGTCGGTCCCTTAGCCACGGTCGGACACCTCCCCAGCGATCCGCTCGAGCTCCGCGCCGTAACGACGTTCAACCTCGTCGCGTCGTCGGTCTAACGCTGTCCATAGGAACGGGTTAGGTGCAATGTTACGACGAGCCCAACCGAAATGGATAGGACCGGCATAGGGGACGCGAGCCTTACCAGCGCGAACGACACCGGACCGAGCTGTCCCGGTCGAGCGCAGCGACGACGCCAAGTTTCCGGAGCGTGTCGGGACGAGACCGCGCGCCTCTGACTCTACCGACGACGCCAGATCTTTGTTTGCTGCTTTTAGCTCGTCCAATAGGTCGGGCTCGAGCTGCTTCAATTGACGGACGAACCGGTTAAGTCCTATGACTTCGACTGTCGGCTCGCTCATCGGTTCCGCTGCTCTTTCTGTTTCGTTTCGTTTAATATTGCGTTCCACATGGGGACCGGAAGCTCCGCTAGTTCGCGCGGAGAGATCCCGGTCGATACCGCTACCGAGCAGATTAGGGACTCGATAGCGGTTAGGTGGGAGGGTCGTCGTCGTCGCTCCCTACCGTGTCCGCAGTGTCTAGGAACTCGTCGAACGTCATCGTGATGACCTTAGACCGCTTTAGCCCGACGTAAGCGAGGAACATGACCCACTCGACGGACATGGTGTCCACCGACATATCTGCGGCCTTAATCCCATATTCCCGCTCGAGGCGTACTAGGTCGCCTGCTGTGGTCTGGACATTGTGCTCGACGTCATCGACAGCGATCGTTATTCCTAAGCTCATGCCGTGGAAGATTGGACCGGACGGTCCAAGCAAGGGAACGTGACAGAATCGAGCGAGACCGTGTTCACTTCGCCACCGAGCGACGACATGAGGACTTGCGCGGTTGCTGTCCACATTGGATTAGTTTCGGACACGTCGCCACCGCGGAACGTTCCGGACACGGTAATCGTGCCAGGGTCCGCAGCGAGAGCCGCCCAGAACACTTGTGTGAGTGCTGTCGCGTCAGTGTCCGCGAGGTAACTAATCTCGACGTTGTAGGTGTCATAGCCGCCAGCGAACGACGGTCGAGTATCAAACGTGCCAGGTATGTCGATCTGGGCTCGTTCACCGGAGAACTTAAACTCCGTTACTTGTGCGGACACGTCCGCGCCGTCGATCTGTAGGTTGCCGCGGAGAATAAGCGGAGCGAATGACATGATATTTACTGCTTTCTAATGTGGAACGGGGACCATAAGCTCGACCATGATCGAGCAGGACAGCGCGGTCGATTGACCGAGCTGGATATCGAAGAACTCGCGAACCTCTGTCGAGTGAGCGGACGCGAACGACGCGCCTCTCGTCCCGTCAACTGCCGCGACTATCTCCGGAATAGCGGAGAGTAACGCTGTCTCTTGCGCCTCTGGATCTGCGGAGCCGGTCACAACGTAAACCGGGACGATCATGCGCCAGAACGAGCCTGTGACGTTAGGCGTCAACGAGTCCGGTAAACCGATAACGATACTCTGTAAGTTCGCGGACCCTGGAACGTAGTCGTACACCGACCATGACGGGAACGCGACCCGGTAGAGATGCGCGAGTTCTGCGCGTACTGCCTGGAACCTCACGCGATACCGAACCGTGGCTGTAGTAGTTCGTACACTCCCGCGTCAAACGACACGACAGAGACCGCGATATCTCCACCGAACGACGCGCGACCCTCCGGAGTGTTCCGACGAGCCCAGATCCGAGCCGCCTGCATAATTACCGCGGTCCGCTGTCCCGGCGTTAACGGGTCGTCGAGGTGAAAGTCCCGACCGAGCTGCTCGAGGGAGGCGCTAATCGTTGTGTCCAATAGGTCAAGCTCAACCGGCTCGACCGGGACGGGAAACCGTCCCCAGGAAGCAACATCAGCAGGCAACACGGCCGGGACAGACATTACGACAGCTCGATATTATTGTCGAGCGCGTACTGGTGACGCCGCGCCAGGTACTGCGAGCGGGTCTCGCCACCTTCCCAGACCGGCACCGAACGTCTGTCCGTTGCCGGCTTTGCCGGCTTGGACACCTGTTCGGTCTGGACTGGAGCAGCTTTGCTCGCTGCTTTCTTCTTCGCTGCCATCAGCTCGAGGCGACCTGGATCAGACCGGACGCGTCAGTCGCGCCGAACGTTGCTTCTTGATAGATAGCAACGTCACGACCGAGCTTCGACGGGACGTCCACGCTCATTGTCTGGACTGGGCCGAGCTGCGATAGGAACGCGTCAGAGACACCGATAACCGCTTTAACGCCGGACCCGAGATCGGGCTCCACATACCAAGGAATGGAAACAATCTGTCCCTCGATCGACTTTCCGGACATTGTGCCGGAGGCGTTCATCGGGGAAACGGTCGGATACAGCGGACGGCCGGTCGTGTCTTTCGCGGTAGCGAGATCCTGCCAGAGTTCCACGCTCAGAGCCATGACGTCGGCGGGACGTCGCATCGCTGCGAGGAACGTAGCGGACGCCTCGATAACGAGACCGTCGAACCCGGCAGCGTCAGTGTAAACGAGAGCCGCGTTACCGGACACTCCGACAGCAGCAGCAGCGTTCAACGACGCGACAGCAGCAGCGTTAACAGTGTGAGCCAGCTCGCGACGGTAGAGCCGCATCAACTCATCGAGCAGGTCCGGAGTGCCACGCGTGAGAGCCTGAATACTCACGTCGTTACCGCCTGCGTAGGTGTCGATAGCCCACTGCTGAACACCGATAACCGCAGCGGTTGACTCGATATCTTTCTTCTCGCCGGTCTGCTTCGCGACGGTCGGACGAGTTTCCACGATCGGTTGCGAGACCGACATTCCCTCAGTCGGGAGGGGACGAGAGCGCCAATTATTTACGGTCGGAGCGAGAGTACGTCCAAGGTCGATAACGTCGTTAATCCACTGCTCACGGAGGAGACCGGGAGTCTGCGTCGTTGTGATATCAGCGAGAGCACGCTGGAACGTTTCGCGCTCGTCGGTCTCTACCTGACCGAGAGCGACAGCGCGGACAAAGTGCCCGAACGACTCGAACCGTGGTCCGGTCGGAGTTTCGACCGGCGCGGTCGGCCGGATCGTGGGAACGCTGCGCGTCGATACGACCGGTTCCAGCTCTGCGACCGTTTCCACGGTGGTCTCTGTTTCCTGAATCTCTGACATGGGAGGGATATCCTTTACTGGTGTTTCGGGGATGGAACGGACCGAGAGGACCGGCGCGTCGTGTTGCGGGAGCAGGGTAAACGCGACCCTACGCAGTACCGCGGACGACCGGACGATATGGTCCGCGCCGGTCGGTACTGGAGAGTCGTAAAAGTCCACGGAGACATATCGGAGGATTCGTTCCTCGATATCTGCGAGCGTGTCAGCTCCAGCAGCAGACCGCGAGAGCCGGATACGACCGTAAAGACCGTCCTCCCGGTCCTCGAGCTCGTCCTCGAGAACACCGACGACGGGTCCGTCGTGCTCGCGTTCAACATAGACCGGGAGCGGACCGCTAGGACCGCGGAGACCGCCTCGCGAGAAAGTTTCGGTGTAGCTGCCGCGTCCGTCGCTGACTTCTTGGACCGTATCCCACGGGACGAGCCGGACCGTTACCGTCCGTCCGTCCGTTGACGTTTCCGGAGCGACCTCCGACGTCGAAACGGACCGGGTAAACGTTTCGCGTTCATCGTTCATTGTTCGTTAGCCCTTTCTGAGCGGACGCCGTTTCCGAGTACAGCTCAAGCAGCGGAGCCGGGTCGAGCTGGATCGTCGGATCCCCTGTCAGCGTCCGGAACATTGACTCAAGGCGACTCATCCAACTTGGATTCAACGACAGCGCAATCCACCTTCGCGTTTCGTCCACAACATTGCTGTAATTCATCGCGGAACCGAGCGACGGAGCGTTAAGCAGCGACGGGGGAACGTTAAGCAGTCGCCCCACTTCGGACGCCGCGTAATCCAACACTGAGAGAGTGGCCTGGAGTTCTCCGGAGCTGGGAGGGACCTCGAGCGTTATCGTCGGATCCATTACCGCCGGTCGTCGTTGCGCGCGTGCTGTGATCCACTCATCGACAAGTTCGTTAGCGCGCTCTCCGTTCACCGGATGATTGGTCCGCAGAATGCTTGAAGGATTCCCGCCTTGTGCAAAGTAATCGTGGAGGTAACGGTACGCGTAGCCGTACATAGACAGAGCCTGCCAGCAGCGCCGGAGCGGACTCGTTCCCGGTACACCTTCGGACGGGTCCTCGATCAGGTTCACGGAGTAAACGAGGTCCGGAGCGATCGGGTCGCCATTACATCGCCATACGTTATCGTTCGCGTCGTAATGGGTAGCGGACGCCGGGAGTAAGCGGACCGAGCTAGTTAGCGGAGCGGGACGGTCAAGCAGTAGCGGAGCGTATCCGTCCCAATACATAGACGTGACACACTGCGCAATGAAAGAGCGATAGTCGATTGTAGGGTCGGGAGACTCGAGCAGCATCGCGACTCGAGGCGTCATCATCCCAGCGGACGACCGCGCAGGCATAGCGGACACAGTGTCCGCGTGCAAGGTTGCTGCTCCAACACAGATAGGAAGGGACCGCGGATCGACCGGGAGACCGTCAGAGCGACGGGACGCGACAGCAGCGACGAGCGCGGACACGTCAAGCTGCGAACGTGCGAACGTGTCGAGCTGCTCCGTGATCTTATTTGCCCGCCTGAATCTCATCGGGACGAAACGTACCAAACGGGTCTCACCGGATTGACGAGAGAACCGGGACGAGCCCAAACCGGGAACGATGACCGCCGACCGCGTTAGTTGCTGCGATAAGCGGAGCGATATCACCGGGAGACCGGCGCGCGTCCCACGCCCACGCCTCACCAAGCGGACGGGAGACCGCTCCCGCAGCAGCAGCGTCGAGGCGTTGCTGTGCATCGTGGAATAGTTCGCGTTCCACTACCGCATCGTAGAACGTCCCGGTATTAGTGACGAGCTGCGCCGTTCCAAGCTCCTCGACCGGGAGACCGAGCAGCGACAGCGCGTCGATAAGTGCTCCCGCTCCCGCTCTACGGTCAGCGACGACCGGCGCGCCGTGTCCTAACGAGTGATAGATATCGACAATCTCAGAAGCGACGGACGAGCTGGAGCCGGTCAACGTGTCCACAACGACGCCAGTTCTACCTTGCACGGGACCGGCGACAGCGACCGAGACCGACCCGCGGTCCTGAGACACTGCGAGAGCCATAACATACGGAGCGCCGGGAGCTAGTTCGTTCGGAGACCGACAGTCCTCCCACGCGTCCGCGGGTAGTTTCGCGAGATCCTCGAACGACGGACGCCGACACAGATATGCACGGTCGAACACTTCCGGAGTGAGGTTCGCGCGCCTCGACCGGATACGTTCCGCGTCGATCGTGGTCCCTAACGCAGGCATAACGCGAGCCCAGACCGCAGGGTCGTCCCGGTCGTCGTCGTCGGTCGCTGACCACTCGAAATAGGCTACGCGGGTAGCCGAGTCTGTTAAAGACTGCTGTCCTATCTCTTGAAAGTGCTGGAGCAGTCCGTCCGTACCGTCGCCCACGGTCGAAACGATCCACACTTGCGGATCAGGTCGCGTAACGGTCGTCGGCTCTAACGCTGTAACGACGGTTAGGTCGTCGTGCGAGAAAGCTTCGTCAAGGACAGCAAGGTCGAGCGTTAAACCGTGTCCCGCCTGATCTGTATTTGCGACGGTCGTAATCTGGCTCCCGTTGCCCCAGCGGATCGACTCCGAGCCGTTAGAGCGCCTCACCTTAAATTGTCCCGACAGTTCCGGACGTCGCGCTAACCGCTTGTCTGCTAGTTCGTCAATGAGTCGCCGCTTGGACATTTGCCGGTCCTGTGCAGTGTAAACGACGTCAACGTCGGGACGTCGTAGAGCAGCAGCGACGAGGGAAGGCTCGAGCAGCGTCGTTTTGCCCTGCTGTCGTGGCATCACTACGACCACGGTGTCGTACCAGAGCAGTCCGGTCGCCGGGTCCACCTCGTTAGCGACGTCCGCGATTAAACGCTGGTGGTCCATGAAAGGGACGCGACCGATAAGCAGCGACGACGCCTCGATATTAGGACCTCGAGTCGGTCGGTCGGATCGTAAAGTCTGAAACGTCGGTACTGCGGACACGCTGAGACCCTACTGGTATGGTCTCTACGGATCTGTTCTCGTTCCGCGCGATGTTGTTCGGTACTTCATGCGGACGCGTGAACGGGAACAGATACCTAGCGAGAGCGGTAACGGTGAGAGCCCACACTCCAACCGTTACCGCTCAAGCTTTAGGGTCGTTTAATCTCTGTCCCTGGATAGACCCGATAGTTAAGCGCGTACCACTCGTCCCGGCCTTTAGCGCCTATCTCTGCCGGGTCTAGCCCACACTTACGCATCAGACTCCAAGCGCTGTCGCCCTGTTCTGCAATGATGACGTCATCGGTGGGAGGCGCAGGGTCCGGAGCAGTGTCGTCGCCTAACCGTGTCCACAGATAGCCGCGGAAATTGTCCATGTTCCACGTCCCGCCGGACGGTTGCCACTTCGCCGGTCCCGCTGGATCGATTTTTCTGCCGGGACTCCATTCAGCGTGGGAGCGAACATGCTCGAGCGGGATGCTGTAAGCGTCCATAAGCGCCAGAATCGTCAGCGTCAGACATTCCTGCGCCGCCTCCGTGTAGGGCTCCCCGATACCGTTAGAGCCACACTCGATACCAATAGCGTGTCGGTTCATGTCGTCGTTCTTGACGAGTCCGTTAGCCCACGGAGCGGAGCCTTTCCCGTTGGTATTCGTGCTGCCCGCCGCCATTATCCAGCACTCTCCCGTTCTGGAAACGTAGAGGTTGGCGACGGGAGCGACGTCGGACGTAGAAACCATGTATTTGACCTCTGCTGCCGCGGATGCGCCGGTAGAGCCTGCCGTATGGTGCACGACGATATGGTCGGGACGGCCGGTCTTGTATTCGCCGCCGTCCGTGCTGCGTCCCCTGGTCTGCCATCCGTCAACCTCGACGGTAGAAACGCCTCCAGCGTCCAACACTGCTTTAAGGTTCGTTAATTTCATTCGTGCTCGTCCTCGTCATCAGTGAACTCATAACCGGGCTCCGATAGCGCCTCGAGATCCTCGAGCGTTACGGGTTCGTCATGTTTCTTATCTCTGTAAGTCATAGAGACGGAACGATACCGGGACGGTCTCACCGCGACTCCACGACGAGCAGCAGCAGCGACCCGACGAGGGACAGCAACGTAACCGCGATCCACAAGACCGGCGCGCGTTTATCGTGCGGACTCTGTTTCTCTGTTTCAATGTGTAAGCGGAGTTTCATCGTTCCTAATTCCGGACAGCGCCTAACCCTGTTCCTGAGGTAGGACCGAGTTATCTCTGCGATGAGATCACCGGGTCCCGTCCCTTTTTAGAACAGTTCTCGAGCTCTTGGCTCTGAGCGTTTCGCTCGCTAGGTATCTGTCTCGGTTCCACAGTTAATCGCTCTCGCTTTCACTGGATCCCCTCCGCTAATTCGTAACGGCACGCCATCGTCGAGCTCTGGTCGGCTCGAGACACTAGCGCCGGGTCCCTGGTCACTCTCAGTGTTAATCAGAAAGCAGCAGCACAGACCGGACGGTCGGTCGTGAGTCCCCTTATTCGTCTTGCTAAGGGTCTCAGGTTTTTAACGGGATCGCCCACAATGAGCAGAATCTAGTTATTAATTTCGTCGCGGTCTCCGCGGTTAGGTTCAGCTCGCTCTGTTCTCCCTCTGTTCGGTGACGATATCAGTAATCGACTCGAGCAGATCGCTCAGACCGTCCCCAGCGAGCGGAGAGGCTAACGGAGCCAGCTCGAGGCGTATCGCTCTCAGCTCTCTCATGGCAGCAGTAGCGGCCCAAGTATCAGCAGCACGCTCCGCACGGTCCACAAGACGAGCAGAGCGCTTGTAAGCGACCTGGAGCGCCTCTGTCCCGGTCGTGAGCATGTCTAACGCTCTCAGCTCCCGTAGATCTTTCTGTGCTGCTTTCTCTGCCATACCGACCGGCTCACGTTTAACCGGGAATAACGAGCCCTGAGGCTTACGGGAACTCATCGGACGGACTCCGTTAAAGCAATGAGAGCAGAGCGAAACGCTGGGGGTGTCTCTATTGCCTCGCTCGAGGTAGCACGACGCGACGACGTACACTCTCCGCTATTGACTCCAGCGCCGACGACGGTATCGGTCCGGACGTCCTCCCATCGCATAGGCAGCGGGTCGCAACCGACAGCATAAAGCCATGTCTGTTTACGCGCGACGTGTCCGTAAGCGCTCTGAGACACCATCGTAGACACTCCTCCGACCGGATCTGTTAACGATCCAGTCCAGCAACCGCGTCGAGCCTCTGGCAGATTGAACGCAGACCACGCCATAGAGTACGCAGGATGCTCGAGAACGCCTCCGTGAATCTGTACTGATCGGACAGCAGCAGCAAAGCAACCGGCGTCGTCGCCCACCTTGAACGTGGACCACCTCGCAGCGTTAACGTTCGCGAGCATTGACCAATGATTACATGGAGGATGAGCTATTACGGGATAGCCGGGACCGTGCTCGTCGTAGCCTCGAGCGTCCCGCTGGATATCCCAGGGATCAACGTTATCCAGTCCGAAATATGGACCGTCTGTCTTTACATAGAGAGCCGCTATCATCGCACGACGAACACTTGTTCGGTCTCTGTTTCGCTTGACCCATCGACCCCCAGGGGAGAGAGATTAAAGCGGGCGGGCAGTCCGCGCCTCCCCTTAATAAAAAAACGGTGCCGGGAGCGCTGCCGGTTGCCGTAGGTTGCGCCGAGTGAGGCGTTACAACTCCCGCATATTGCCCGGTAGTTGTCGAGCGTGTCAGTACCCCCAGCAGCACGCGGGATGATATGGTCCGCTTGATCTGCTCTACGGGGACACGTTCCGGAACACTGTCCGCAACCGGGACAGCGACAGACATAGCCGTCCCGCTGGAGTACCTGTGTCCGTAACTGTCGGTGCTGCCACGACATGGAGCCGCTGCTCATTGGTGCTCCCAGACAATGTGGTCCACAAGCAGCAGACCGGACTCGAGGTGACGTCCGCACTCATCGCAACGAAACGTGTCGGAGCTAGGGGACGGGAGCGTTAACCGCGCCGGTCCGTGGATCACCTCGAGAGCCGGGTCGAGATACGGGTCTATTGGATCAAGCACGCAGAGCCCTCCGATGGTTGCGGTATTCCGCAGCAGCGGACCGACAGTCTCCGCAGCGACAGCCGCGCCGGTAACGGTTCCGTGTTCCGTGGTCGGGCTCGAGCAGAGCGCGCCGGTAGTTCAGGACCGCGCGCCTCCGTTCTAGGCTCCAGCAGTCCGGACACGCGCACTCTCTAGCGTGGCTGGTCATCGTCCGCGGGTCACTCTCTCAACGGTCCGGATGAGTTCCCGGCCGGTCTCTTGATCCGCGACCGAGCGCGCCTCGTTGACCTTGCGTAACGCGTCCAACACTTGCGAGCGTGTTGCTTCGATACCGACGACGAGTCCAGCGACGAACGCGACGAACCCGACAATGAGTAACGCGATCATTGTTCCCACCAGTCATGCGTGAGGGTCCGCAGATAACGGACCACGATTAACCCGACAAATACGATTAGCGCCGACATAGGGCCGAGCGCGATAGCGACAATCGTGAGCATGAAGAATAACGCGATTATCATCGCCGGACCGCATACGACAGAGCGAGCAACACAAACATGAGGACTGTTACCGCTTGGAAGAATGCAAGCTCACTGTCTGGCCTTACCATTGCTCCCGCTCCCGCTCTCGCTCTTTCGCTTTAGCGCGGAAACGGTCCGGAGTGCGCCGACATTTACGACATGAGCAGAGATATCCGGCGCGTATTGCCTCGTTCCCGGCGCATCCGTCCGTGTCGTCGCGCCTCATTGCGGACCGCCTGGAGTCCACCGAGACGCCTCGAGGCGTAGCTGCTGAAACTCTGAGCGAATTATCCGAGTCTGGATAAGCGACTCCGAGTGAGTGTCGTCGAGCGGGACGTTAACGCGAGCCAACCCGACCGGAGAGCACTCGTCGCCCAATAGGTCACGCGAGCGGTATTCGCTAAGGTTGTCGCTCTCGCTGCCGCACTCGTCGCAACGATAAAAACATGGGTAGCCCGACGAGTTAGCGGTACTCTTCGGGAGCTGTCGTAACGTTTCGTGCTGACATATCTGGACACCGACCGGACCGCGCTCGTCGCCCAATAGGTCAAGCTGTCCCGGTACGGTCATCGGGTCGGTTAGAAACGTGTCGTCGTCATGGTTCATAGCGGATCTACTTTCGTTAGTCGTTCGGTCCTCCCGATATTAGCCGAGTTTCAAGCTCTCCGATACGGTCCGAGAGTTTTTTAATAATGTTCTCGAGGCGTTTAATGTCGGCGCTGTCAACCTTTGCAGCAGTGGACCGCATTAACTGACCGTCGCTCTGAATATGACAATTTGGGGGCGCGGATGTCGTCTTGTGGCCTGGAAACGCTACGCCAGCGTCCCCCAACCTGGCAACGTCTTTACCGTTAGCCGTAAGCGCTAGCACTCCCGTCGAGTGTAAGTACACCCCAGTTTTAGGGTCCGACGTGAAACTGTAGGCGGCTGCTGTTTTGGTGCCGTTCTGGGCTTTGGTCTGCCCGTCAACCTGTAGGACCCCGTAAGCCTTTGTTAGACCATTATTGACAGAGAATCGAATAGGTGGAGCGGGGTCGTTAGCGCCCATCGTCCCCGCCGTCCTAACGTAGAACGTGCCGTTAGGGTGCAGCTCCATGGTTGTTGCGCCCGCTTGACCGTTTAGCCCTAGCGAGGTCCAACCGCCCGAATCATTGCGGTAGCCGTTGGAAGTCATCGCCGTGGCAAATGAGCCCTGCGTACCGCCGACCAAGCCTTGAGGAGTGAACACGGTCCCTCTAGTGGTGCCTCCCCAAGCATCAGCGGGGGCGTTGATAATCAGATCAGCGTTACCGTCAACCTGTAGGTCGCCAAACACTTTCGCACCCTGGTCTTTATCGACCCGAAAGATGCGAGCGCCGCCAGCAGTCAAAACGAGGTTGTTGTCGCTGTTCCAATACAGTCCAGTATCGGTGTCGCCGTTGAAAGTAATACCAGGTCGGCTTGAATTGCCTTTACTTGCCTTGATTACGCCGTCAACCTGTAGGTCACCCGTCAGCGTTCCGCCCGTTAACGGTAGATACAGAGCGAACTGGTCCGCGTGAGCATTCACCGCATCAACGACCGCGTTTCCGAACGTCGTCGCGTCGATAATCTGACCTGTTGACACATTGGGGATAGCCATATCTTTAATCTTTCACTGTTAGCGGACTCTGGAGCCCTAGTTGATAGTCCCCGACCCATACGACGCCAGCGCCGACCGGCTCGATTGTGTGAGTCATTCCGAGGATCTGAGCGCGCGGGACCGTGAACGCATAACCGGGAATGAGCGGAGCGAGCTGGACCGGGAGCGCATCATCGACGTCGATCCCGATAAGCGCGGACAGCGCGCCGAGATGCCGGGAGTGAATCTGTAACGTTTCCAACCGTAAAGCAAGCAATGCTCTCTGTTCTAGTTCCAGATCAATCAGCAGCTCAAGCAGAGCCTCCGACGTTCCCACTAAATCCTCGTTCATTACCGCGCGGACGTCGTACAACTCGACGGACTCGTTAACGCTCCGAGTAACGGACGCGCCTCCCTTATTGCCCAGAGTGACCGTGTTTAATATCACCTCGTCGTCGTTTAACGTCGTCACACTGTCCGCAACATACGGGACCACCAGTCCCGGCTCCGGAATATGACGGACGCCTACCGTGTCGCGGTTAGAGCCCCAACCTATCCAGACCGCCGCCCAGAACACCGACGACGCCGGATCGACCTCGAACCAATACACAGTGTCCGGCTCGTCGGTAGGTGAGAACGTGAAACGGTCGCCCGGTTGCGCCGGTCCCGTAGTTGCCGGGTTCGGAGTAACAGAGCCCGACGACGTACCGCGCAGAATCTCGAGCGCCCGGTCGTTGGCGTCGTTGTAAGTAGTCGAAACGTTAGCGGACCACCCAGCAGTACCTCCGAGCGCTCCAGTAGCAGCGAGCCCGGTAATAGCAGCGCTGTCCGGTCCGGAACGTATCCCGACCGGAGAACCGGGTCCGTAACGGTTGTACAGTGTCGGGAGTCCGGAACGATCCGACCGGAACACGCCGCCCACACTGTCGGCAGTGAGATAGCACTCCTCGATTCTGTTCGTCGCCATCTCTGTAGCCTGGAGCCCCATATTTGCGACCGGGAGCGGATCGACGTAACGGTCGATAATTGGACCGAACCGCCATAGAGCAGCGTCAAGCAGTCGCGACAGTCGAGGGACCGCGCGCTCTCCAGCTCCGACCGGATCGACGGGAGGGTCGATAGTTTGCGCGAGAGCGGACAGCGTTTCTTCCGCGACGACAGTAACGAACGAGTCCGCGCCGCCCTCGACGATAGCGTCCGACCATGACGCAATGACCCCAGCGAATAACGGGACCCATGCTCGAGGCGACGACGGGTCCAAGTTGTCCGGATCTGTTACCGGGTCGAGCTGTCCGGACGGACTGTAAACCGCGAGCCGGATAAGTGTTCCCGGTCCGAAATACGACGGAACAATATTCCCGGCCGGATCAGTAACGACGGTCCCATTCCAACTGGAGACCGCGTTCCACGGACTGAAACGATAGCCGCGGTTATCTAGCGTTACCTCCATAACGCCATTCTCCGGACGAGTCCCTACCGACGTCGCGCCTCGAGCCCACGACACGCCGCGCACAAATTGCGACAGATCACGCCACCGAACACTAGACCCGACGTCCTCGCCAGGCCACTCGTCAACATCCCACAACGCAGTACCCCAGCGCGCAGCGTCCGACCCCGGTACCAACATCTCGAGCGAGAGACGCCAGTCTCCGAGACCAAGCGCGAACCCTCCGGACGGTCCGGTCTGTAAAGCTGTCTCCACGTCGAGCGGATTAACGCGCTCTAACTGTTCTCTCATGTTCTACCGAACGACGGGACCGGACCGTTACGTCGCGTCCAGTCCCGCTGGGCTCTAATCACGTCGGACGGACGGACGGACGCAGGGAAGTTCTGAATAATCGTCGTCCCGCCTCCGAGAGCTGACCGACCGGCTCCGCTCTTTAACGGTACGACCGCCTCGTCGTATTTGCCCTCCCCAATGACTGCGAGCATTCCGCCCGGTCGCGCTTTAACGATGCCGCCTTCCGCTAGATACGGGATGTTAGGCGTGTCGAATCCGAAATTGACGGCCGGGATTGACGGACCGAACTGTCCGAGCGGGTCCCACGGTCCTCCTTTAATCCGGAACGAGAGCCTATTCCACGCGCTAATGATCCCGTTGATAGCTGACTTGAAAGCTCGAGGGATAGCGCTAAACGCCGACGACACTGCTCCCGCAACACGCCCAGGGATGCCAGCGACAAACGAGATAATGTCGTTAATGCGGAGCCTTATCCAGTCTTTAGCGATCGTTATTCCGGTCTTTAATCCGTCGAACGTGGTCCGTAACGTTGCACCTATCCGACCCGGTAACGCTCTGACATAACCGACGACAGCGTTAATCGCTGCGGAGATAAGACTTTTAATCCCGTTCCACGCGGAGCGGACGACGCCTTTAATGTTCTCCCATGCAATATCGAGCAGCAGACCGACGAGCCGCAACGCAGTCCGGACGACGTTTTTAATCTGCGCCCACACTCCGGACAGAATCGCTAAAACACCTTTCCACGCTCGCTTCCAGTCGCCGGTAATCACTCCGAGAACGACGTCGATAACGCCCTGGATCACTTTCATAACGTTTTGGATCGCGTCTTTTGCGTAATCGAAAGCGATTTTAACGTAGGTCATTATCCGCGCGCCGAACTGGTCCCACAACGCAGCAGCAACCGCGAGGACGTCGCGGACGGTCTGCTCGAGCCATTGCATTATCGGTTGAATCGTTGCTTTAATCTGCGGCCACTTTTTTTGGAACGCTGCGACGAGTTTCTCGACGGCCGGGATCGCTTTCGTAACGAGGAACGACATTACTTTTTGGACTATCGGGAGCAGTCCCTTAGCTAATCCCTCTTTCGCGTCCGCTACCTTTG